AATGCTACGCTACGGAAACCGCTAGTCACCTTGACCCTGCCAAAATGGTCACGTACCGGCTGGAGAATATTCTCACATAATAATTTTAATTTTTCTACCTGATCAGCATTAGGATTATTATCTATGCCTTTCCTAATAGCAGTGTCGCTTTTAGTAAGCTCTAATAAGCTAAAATTTCTTGTAAGATTCATTTTTTATTTTTTTTCTATTATAAATTTTTTTACTGTTTAGTCTATGTTGTCTAAACCTTGCATCTCTTAACATTTTAGCAAATTTATTGAGATATGATAAGTTTTTTAATAGATTTTGAGCCATCAATGTTTTCCTCTAATTCTGCAGAACCCTTATAGCATTTATAGGATACAGTTTCACTGTATTGTCTTTCTGCCGTAAGTTTACCACGTATACATTGTGCCATACCGTCTTGATAACGAGCCTCTTTAATTTCTCCATTTACAAACATCAACAAAGCAACACATTCAGCAATCATATTATTTTACCTTTGTTCTCACCTTCTTTAACAACATATTTTTGTGTGCCGTTTTTCCCTGTTTCAACTTCTTTTTTTAAATCTTTTGCAAGTCTTCTTTGTGTATTTTCTATATTAACTTGTTTTATATAATCTAAAACTTTTTTAGTTATTCGTCCCGTTGCCATTGTATTTATACTCCCTATTTGCATCTTTTAGTTTTTCAATATCTGCTAAAACTTTATCCATTTGTTTTCGCAAAAATTCAATATTGACTTTGTTTAGAGCCATGTCTTCTATGTGTTTGTTAATACGATCTGTAGTCTTATAAAGATCCTCCAACATCATGTATTGTTCCGAGTCCGCGGGAAGCGACCCCATTTGGCCCCGAGGCCATTTTATTCTAAACTCTGTATTCTGTTCGACATCCTGTTCCATTATTTTGATCTTGGTGTCTGCAATGTTTAGACGTTCAACCATTTGGAAATATCCCATGGTGCCGAGTGCCACGATAATTATCAGACTGGCAACCGTCTTCATTGGCATCTGGACGGCTGCCGATTCTGATATTGTTAACGGTTTATTTGACATAAATTATCTTGTCCATAACCATTCTACCAGCTTTTTCCAAGGCCAGCAAATGATCTCCCAAATCTTACAACAAATTCTTTTACATTTTTCCATCATTTTTTCTTCTCCTCTATTTCATAGAAGAACTTGTCGGTATCTTCTGTCCGCCATGCTCTACTATCTTCAACATTCCATTCAGATGTTTGCACTTTCCAATCAGGTGTATTATCTTTCACAGTGAAAGAAGGTATATCCCATATACAACGATTGTTTGGTTGTGCTGCAAAATTGCCATCATCTAAAGCAATAATGTGAGCGCACTTATGTTCGTGCGGTATCTCTGAATGATCAGTGTCAAGTATATTAGGTTCTGGGTGAGCAAAGTCAATAGTAAATAAATATTTACCTGGATGCCATTTTTTATCTTTTCCTATGTACTTACCTGCTTGTCCTTCTAGTATGTCGAAAGAATGAACAGAAGGATAGTAACTAAAACAATTCCAGAGCTGAAGTTCATCAAGTCGTCGCTTGGGCACTCGGGATGGCTCAAATCCCTTTTGAATAAACGCGCTAATAGGTAAGCGATAAAATATTGCACCGTTTTCCATAATAGCATGCCATAGTATGCTCCTTCCAGTAAGAGCTGATATGCCGAAGACAATACAGTCCTCAACTTCTCCATGATGTTTTTGTAAGTCATATAAATATTCTCTTTTTATTTGTGCGTAGATGGGTGGTATGTTTGCATTTAAATAAGCCATAATTTATTATCATCCTATTTCCACCAAAAAATAATGGTTTTTCTATCTTTATTCAATACTTTTTTTACCCCATGATAAACAGTCTGGCCGTTAAAAAAAGTCAACATTCCTTTTTCTGGTTTTATACTTATGCCATTTTTTGTTATAAATTGTCCACCATCAAAATTGTCATTGAGGTAAATTAGACTATTATATACAATGTGTTCTCTACCCCCCTGATTATGCACATGTAGTTGTGCGTATGAATTTACATGGTGATTTTGTATTTCAGCCTGGTCAACAACTAATTTTAAATTAAATCTTTTGTTTATATATTGAGTAACTTTTTCAACTACAGGATCAGTAGTTATATCAACAACTCTTTCTGACCAAGGTAGAGAATAGTCCACGTATCCTATGTCACGTATTTTTTTAAAATATTCATCACATTTTTTTTCTGATAAAAAATTTTTTAAAATATATATTTCATCGGTTTTAGAAACAATTTTATCCAACAATTTTACCCCAGTTAGGACCAGATTCATAATCTACTTTATTAGGTATTTTTAAATCGACTGCATTTTCCATTATGTCTTTTATTTTAGCGGCCTCTAATTCATTAATTACTGATATATCTAATTCATCATGAACCTGTATGTGTGGGGTAATACCCTCTTTGTGTAATTCTAACATAGCTTTTTTTGTCATGTCAGCTGCAGAACCTTGTATTAATTTATTTAATGCTTTGTATGTAAATGCTCTACGCGTAGGATTATTGTGCCAATAATTTTTCTTTGGATTACCATCTTTATCTTTTATTATTTCATCTTCTTCATCTTTTAAATATGGCCCCATTTCTTGTAAATCTCTCATGCGTTCTTCATCTTCAGCTGGTATGTATTTACCCCAGTCAGCACCCCGTAATATAGGTTCGTATTTAGGAAATCTACAACGTCTGCCTAATAAAGTTTTTATTTGACCTTTTTTAGCAGCAGCTTTCATAACTTCATTCATTAATTGTTTTACAAATGGAACTCTAGAATGATATTTATCAAATAATTCTTCAGCTTTAAATTTTGATACTCCTAACTCTGCCTGTAGTTTAGCTTTACCCATTCCATAAAAAAGACCTAAATTAATTACCTTTGCTTGTGAACGAGGTATTTCTGCCATCTCTGCTACAATTTTGTGAAAGTCGGTTGACGAATCAGTATCATATGAATCTGCTATTGTATTTACAGATGGTAAACCATAACGCAAAGCATAGTGTGCAACAAGTCTTGGTTCTTGTTGCGAGTAATCAAAGCAACCCCACTGACAACCTTCCTCTGGTATAAATAAACTTCTTATCATCGGACCTAAAACTTTATCTCTTGCTGGTATTTGTTGTAAGTTTGGATTGTTGTAAGAGAAACGTCCAGTAATTGTACCACCATCATCAGATCTAATTTGATTTATTTCTGCATAAATTCTACCCTTATGTTCATGTTTTAAAATTGTATCTATAAACGTCGTGTTTACTTTATTAATTTTTCTTGCCTCTGCTATCTTTTGTATGATAGGATGTTCATGATTAGAAAGGAAATTTTTTGTAAATGAAGGTTCACCAGATTTCGCAGTCCGTTCGTAAGATAGTTTTAATTTTTGAAAAACTTTTTCAATTGATCTTGCTGCCCATATTTGAACTTCTTCTCCTGTTTCTTTTTGAACTTGTTGCAATAATAGGTGCTCTTGTCCTATTAATTCCTTACGCAACTCGTAAGCTCGTTGAGTATCTACGCGAACGCCTAAAAAACGCATGTCCACAAGACAAGGAAAAAGATCCGTTTCTAGATTAAATATATCTTCTAAATCATTTTCTACTAATAATTTTTTTACATGTTGCCAAAGTTTAAAAGTTAGTTGAGCATCTTTCTCTGCATATGCTCCAACTTCCTGCGCAGGTAATCTCCACATGTCTGCTTTAGGATCTAATCCTCTTGCTTTAGCTGCTTCATATAATGCTCTTTCATTTTTACCTTCACTTAAAAAGTGCCATGATAAAGTATTAAGTGTATATGAAAATCTATTTTCATCTAACAGCGAACATGCAATCATTGTGTCTACTATTAAACCATTGATATTTAATCCTAAACTACGTATCCAACAAACATCATACATAGCATTATGAAATATTTTTGTAGCTGGACACTCTAAAATATCTTTAAACCACTCTAATGTTTTTTTTCTATTTGAGTTTGGCCCCTCTGCATGAGCTATTGGAAAATACCATTGATCATTATAAGTGGCCACTGATATGCCTACTATCTCACCATTACCAATAACAGCACCAGATCCTTTTGATTTTAAATCTGGATCTCTTGTCTCTAAATCTATTGCAATCTCATCATAAGATCGTAGATCTGGATATTCTGTAGGTTGAACCCACTCTGTAGGGGGTAATATCATTATTTATCTTTATAAGTAAAAAAGTTTGCCATAACATATCTTCTTTCTGCATCTGTATTAAATTGAAGAGACATGTGATATATTTTAGAATCAAAAATTATAGCTCTATTTTCTTTAAAACCAACATGTCTATTTAATACCATTGAACCATCTTCTTTTTTTTCAAAAAAACCTGTCCCACTATTTACAATCTCTTCTCCTTTTAAATAAACTAAACAATTTACATCACAATTCCAATCAGCGTGAGGAGTCATTTTTTTATGTTTTGTACTTAAAAAATAAGTGTGTTCTTTACCTTGTAACTTAAAATTAAAATTTTTATGTAAAAAATTAAACACTTCTTTTACAGCAAAATGATCAGGGCCTAATTGCACAGTAAAATATATTTTTTGATATGGATTATCTGCTAGTTTATCATTTGGATTAATAATAGCAGATCTATTTATAAATTGTAATCTAGACATATCTTTTATTACTTTATCGTAAACTTCTTCACTAAAAAAATTATCTTTAACAATTATATAATCTTTAATTTTATCTATCATTTATTTTTTTTATCCTTTATGTTTTTTAATTCTAACTGACAGTAATGTATTATTTTTTTAATATCTTCTGCGCCTCCCTTACGCTGATACCTGCAAACGTATTTTATAACGTTCCCCTGGAAAAACGATAGGTCGTTTTTAGAAATAAACTCGTAAGGTTGAATAGGAAATTTTGTGTAATGATTTCCACCGACTTGGGTGTATTGAGGAAACACTTCATCGAATATATCTTTGCTTGTCATAATTGATACTCCTTTAATTTCTTTTTTGCTCTTAATTTGTATAGATTATTTCGCGCTCGAGTGATTCCAACATACCACACTCTATGCTCTTCATCTTGTTTGTCAACACTTAATCTAATTCCTCGTTGAATTTTATTGCCTTGATGCAATGATAAAATTACATTGTCCTCTTCTCCACCTTTTGCTGCGTGAATTGTAGACAACCATATACGTGCTTTTTCTTTTAAGTTTTCACCTGAAGCTATCAACGACCTTAAATATAATATT